ATCAGATTGACAGCGTTGTCGTAGGCGGTATGAATTGCAATCGGAGCCGCTGCTGTACCCAATGCAGTGTTGGTTGAAATCAAACCACCTGCAAGAGTTGCATCGTCGGCACCAGCAATTGCTGCACCATTGACCATTGACTGAAGAACGTTGCCGTCAAACTTGCGCTTCAAAGAGTATGCACCTGATGAGGTAGCAAGGGCTTCAAAGTTCACGTGTGACTGACGCTCTTCGATGTCGTCGATCTTGAACGCAAAAGCGTTGGCCTGATCAACAACCATTGTTGTTTCGTCATCAGCAAGGTTCTGCGCGGTTACTGTTGTACCACGAGAGTATGCTGAGACTGTGATTGTCGGCTCTTTGATGATCCGAACTGTGTCGCCGTAGTTATCAATTTCGCCAGCGTAGTCGGTGTTTGTGATGTCTTCAACAACCGAAGCGCGACGAAAGAACTTGAGAACTTTTTGGCTAAAAATTTCTGGTGTAAAGTTACCAGAAGGTAGGTTGGCGTAACCGCCAGCACTAGGAAATGCCATGATTCTATTCCTTCTTCATTTTTTGAGGTTTAAGATTTGTAGTCGATTCGCCCTTCAGCTCGCGCAGCATCCAATTCGCTTTCCAGCTTTTCGAACTCGTGCGGTTTCATTCGGGCAATTTGTGAAACTTTCCAAATCCGTTTATCTCCGTTTGCTTCAGACGAAATGTCTTTTGCTTTGGGTGACCGAATTACGGCTGCTGCCGCTTCATTAGATTTAGTCCGTTTCTTTGTTGAGATACCTTGATCTGCTTTGTACAAATCTAGGACTCGCGAGGCCCAACGAGCATCGGTATTGTTTTTGTAAATACCGTCAGCAATGCTTTCTGGTTGTTCGTCTAACCAAGCTAAGAACTTTTCATCCGCTTTAATTTCGTGAAAATCGGGATGATTGTTCGTAAGTTCACGGTATGCGCTTTGAACCTTGAGTTCCTTTTCACGCTCTCGAATCACTTCTAGTTCTTGTTCGAGTCCTGATGAACGCTCTTGCGCTTTCATTGTTGCGATAGTTTCCACAACGTCGAATACATCGGGGTACTCTTGCTTGAATCTTTCCAGTTCTTCGGGTGACTTTGGAAGAGAAATGTTCTGGCTTGCGGCTGCAGACTGCATTACCTGTTCCATTTCTTGTTCACGTTGCTTGAAGGTTTGAACCTTTTCGTCGTAGTGACGTTTGAGATCGTCGTAACGCTTCTTGTAATCATGATCCTTTTCTTCGGACCCTTGTACAAAGGATGTTGCTTCTTTCTCTTTAGGCTGTTCTTCTTGCTGCGCTTCTACTTCAACAGTTTCGTCATCGTCATCTTGATATACGTCTTCACGATATCCTCCACGATACATCGTTTCACTGTTGACTGTTCCAAAGGAATCATTAGGTTTGTTTGCGCGGTGTCCGCGTACTTTTTGTTTTGCCATTGTTTTACCTCATGTTGCGGGGCCACATGGCTGTGGGTAGCCGCTCCGGTTGTGTCAGGGCCGCGTTAGTGCGGGTAGCTGACGGATCTTTTTACGGAAATTCTGGTGCTGCGAACGTGCGGTAAAATTCATGTCCGCCCAGTTCCGTAGAAAATTCTAATTTTTTTGATTCACGCATCCACTGGCTAGGAGCGTCTTTGCGCGTGTAAAATACTGTGTTTGCCGGAAGACGACTTGCGCCTTCAGTTTCAGGGTCGAGGACGTTTTGTGCTGCAGCGTATGCTTTCGCTAGTCCCTTATTAGCAAGCCCCTTTTTAACATCTTTTGTACGAGGCCAAAAATTCTTCGGTTCTAGACCAGAAAAGTGAAATGCGCCTCTACTTGTCTGCTTTAACAGCGCATCATCTAAGGTTTTTATACCCTTGAAATCGTAGTAGTCAGAATTCATACGGTTCTTGACCACTTCTCCAATTGCTTCCATACTTTCAATAGGATCTGCATTAGATGTAGTTTCTGTTAAGAACAGTACAGTCAGCTTGTCTTCTGGCGAAAGGCTTTTAATAAACTGTTTGATTTGTCCGCGTTGTGGCTTCTTGGCTGCAAACTTAGATAGCCTTGCCTTTAACTCATCTGATACCGGAAGATAATCTTCCATCGGCGTATCTTCACCTACGTCACCGCGCTCCATGCCTTGATCAACCAAGAATCCGCCGCCTAGTGCTGCGCCGATCTTTTCGCCGTACTTGGCTTGACGACGCTTGACTTCGGGTTTTCCTTCGTCGTTAATTTTGTCTAAGAAACTCTTGCCGTGCTTCTTTTCAATGGCTGCTACAACTTCGGGTTCGATTAGGCGTTCGCCGTCTGAAAGGGCAACGTCTACCATCTTAACTTTGCCGCCCTTTTTCATCTTTGCAGTCTTGGATGCGTCAGCAACAATACTATCTAGTTTTTCTTTGTATTTTTCGTTAGAGGGTTGGTTAACTACAAATGAGCCTGACTTGACTGAAGTGTAGCGGTTGTCGGCAATGGACATGTCATCGCGTACAGTAGATGGATTTTTGTTTAGGAAGCCTTGTGTTACGCCACCGCCAGCAGCTTTACCAATTCGACCACCTACTGCATGACCCAAAGCTCCGTAGCCACCACCTGTATCAGCTTCGCTACCGTCCGCAGCACCGCCGCCGGGACCATCATCGTTGTCGCGGTTATCGTCGTTAGAAGAACCCATGTCTCCGGGACCAGACATGCCGCTGTTTGAACCCATCGAACTGCTTCCGGTGTTTCCAGTAGTCCCAGTGTTTTCGGTGTTTCCAGTAGTCCCAGTGTTTCCGGTGTTTCCACCAAACTCACCGCCGCCGGGGGCACTTGGATCACCGTACGTGTCTGATGGCGTCTCTGATGCTAGGTCTGATACATCAAGTTCACTGTCAAAATCTGGACTCGTGTCTATGACGTTACCAACATCATCATATTCGGTGGGAGGATTACCGAATACGTCCTGTACGTCAGTATAACCAAATGTTGGATCAAAATCTAAATCTGATGGTCCGTATCCGGCCCACGGAGAATTAAGAGTTGTTATAAAATTGCCAGTTGTAGCTGATGTAACAGGTGTTTTTATGTTACCCAGCCCGTAAGGATTTTCTGAGTAGCTGTGGACCACGCCTTGACTCGCCAAGCTTCCCATACCAATATTTGCACCCTCTACTGCTCCGTAACTAGCAATATTGTACGCGGATGTTATGTCGGGAATAGTGTCTAAATTAGTAAAGTCAACTGCAGCTAGTGCATCGATAATATTTTGCTGATGTTGGGCTGCGGTTAAGCCGGGAGGTACGTTATCGACCATACCAGACATTACAGGACCAAAGCCTAACTCCGACAACATACCGGGAGAGTATCCAACCATTTGATTGTTCAACAAGCCTACGCCGTATCCCGGAGTACCTTTTTTAGCTTCTGAAAACATGTTTTCTAAGTTTTTTTGGCTCGCATACCCGGCAACAGCTATGAGTGCTGACATAGGCAGGGGCATCACTGCAGTCAGAGCTTTTGGTAGCCCTGTAGCTCTAACTGTACCCGTCAACGGATTTACTTTTTCAGGAATTCCAAAGTAGTCATCAAACTTAGACTCAATATACCCCAGTAAAGTATCTGGGTAGTCTTTATCAATTCTAGGATCTGGAACTCCGCCTATCCGCAAAGCAGCATCGATAATATCGTCAGCATCTGATCTATTGTTGTCTGATGAGGTATTTTGTGAGGGAGCAGAGGGTCTACTTATAGAAAATTGACTGTACGAACGATTTACATCGTCCTCGTCGCTAAAAGGATTAGGAGCACCGGGAACAACGCTAGATTTAGATGAGCTATACCCAGCAAAAGCTGTTTTTCCCATATTCCTAAAATAATTTTCTACAATTGTGTTTGTTGCCACTGTGTTTGTTCCTTTGACTTAATCGAAGCTTCGTAATCAGCCTTCAACCCTTTAAGCGTTTCCAGTGAAGTTATCTTCCCCTGCAGACGGAACACTTCCAGTTCCGATCTGGCCCCCACCAACGCCCGAAGCGTCATCTGGATTTGCTCCTGCAGGTACGTCTCCAGACTGTCCCATGCTTGCTTGTTGGTCACTAGGCTGCTGACCTTCCGGGCCTGTTCCTTGTTGAGCATTCTGTGCCAATCCTTTCAACATCTCTGCAAAAATTTGCGCCTCATTTACGTCGTTTACCAAGCTATCAGGGTCGATGTCTTGAGCGATAGCTAGTTCACGCATAAGGTTAGGTATCTTAATAAACGGTGCAAGCATCGGGTTAGATACCGTCTGTAGCAAGGTTGTAAGTCTTTGGCTGCGGACTTCTTTCTGCATGACTGCAGCTACGCCGCGAGGTTTGATTTCCAAGTCACCTTCGATATCCGGGGCATCTTCGTTGAACTGCATGTTCCACTGGAAGTACGCCTCACCAAGCGGCTTGAGTAGTGCATCATCAATGTTCTTGATTACTGTCTTGAGAGATAGGCTTGCACCGCCAAGCAGCATCGATAATCCTGATGCCGTACGACCTGTTCCGGCTACGCCAGTTTGACCGTGCATGATTGACGGAAGACCCGTCTCTTCGTCTGCAAGCTGACGGCTAATCTGATACATCTGAATGTTTTCAGGTGCCGTGTTAGGAAACTTGAGGCCGTTGATTGCTGTTCCCGTAACACCGGACTGACGGCGAAAGATTTTGCCGGGAAAAATGTCCATGTTCTGACCGGGAACCAAGCTTGCTTCATCTACGTCAAACACTAGGTTGCCAGCAAGAGCTAGGTTGTCGATTGCCATCCGAACGTGACCATTCATTAGCATCTGTGCATCTTCCATGTTTTCCGCTACGCCAACACCCCACATTTGATATGGGTTAATTTCGTACGGAAAAACCTGATACGGAATACGTGCAGGCGTAAACGGATTTAAAACACAGCGAATTACTTCGTTACCGCAAACCCACACGTTTACCTGTACCTGATCCATCGGACCCATTGTCTGAGGCACATCTAGGCCTGCCCGATTTGCAAACTCCGCATCTAAAACGCCCCAGTATTCAAAAACCTCAAATCTAGTTTCGTTGTAGTATGCTTCAGTTTCATCTTCACGAATAGTGTCTTCGAAATACTTGTCCGTGTAGTTAGAGCCTTTTGCAATTACATCTTCAATCTTGTCCTTAAAAAAGTAAGGACTGTTGATTAGATTACGAAGCTGTTGCTTGTTCATCCGATGACGTTGAATTACGTATTCGCAATCATCGATGCTAGTTGCAGACGGATCAGGATAAAAATCCCATGCAGATACGTTTTCAATTCGAGGGACAGTCTTTTCATAAGGAGCGTATATACGCCCTTCCGGTGTAGTTTCCCATTTGTGAACACGCTTGTAAAAATTAAACGGTCCTTTAATAATCCCCGTACCTAGCAAGGCTGCTTCAAATATACTACTGCGAAACTCATTTACAGCACTCGTATCTAGTAACTGATCGTGAATAACCTTTTCCATCTTTAAGGCAGCACGTTGAGCAGGAGAAATCTGTGGTTCTCCCATAAGTGCTGGTCCCGGACGGAGCGGAGCATTTGCGTATCTATCCTTAGTGCCACCCAAGTAATCCATAGACGGACTTGCTGCCATAGCACCCGGCTCTAAGTTTCGACCATCCCCCGGAAAACCGTAAGGGTCTTCCTGTTGAATAACGTCATCTAGAGGTGTCTGCAAGTGAGCAAACTCCGCAATTCCTTCTGGAACCGGAGTAGACTCAACAACTAAGGGGAACTTCTTATTAGCAAAAAGAATATCAATGATCTGTCCGTACGCAGCAAGAACCTTCGTTTTGGTTATCTTGATAAATACTTTAGATCTTTCAGATTCGCGATACTGTGTTGTCGAATCGTAAATACCGCGAAAATTCTTGTACGCCCTCAACCAACGCTGTTCATAGGCATAGCGTCCGTTTTCAGCGTCTTCAAACTTTTTGTTGATAAGCCCCACAAGTCCCGGAAGCTGATCGTCAGTGTCGTGCAGCGTTACTTGCGTGTCGTCGGGTGGCTGGAGAAAATTTTCAGACATTTGATTTTAGTAGTCGCGCTCTTCAGCCATTTTCATAACTGATGGGTCAACGGCTTTCTTGGTCATCTTCTTTGGCATGTCTTCGGTGAGTACACCTTGCTTTGCCATTGTGTCAAACTCAAGACCTTCCCGATATAGTTTATTGCAACCCATCATGTCATCAACTTTAGTTTCGTCGCTGTTCATAATATAAGATGCACCCATATTCATGTTCATGGTTAGTCTCCCAATTTATGGTGTGTAAGAAATGAAGCCGGTTGCTTCTTTGCCTTCGCGAGCGGCTCCTCTCGCTTGGCGTAATCTTTCTGGGTTAGAAAGAAAAGAGGTGGGTACGTTTTGTACGGCATCTGGTACACGTACCGGTTCTGTCATCTGTGGTTGTGCTGTAGGAACTACACGGTCTGCGCTAGGAGCAGAAGCAGGTTGTAGTTTGGCTTGTCTCGCACGAGCAGCCTGTATCATGCTAGGTTCTTTTGGAATTGATTGTGCTATTGAAACAACGTCGCTAGGAGCGGCTGGAGCAACTGCTCCTATTAAAAAATCAACCCCCGCACCTACAGATGCTACAGGATTAGCAATGCTACGTGGAATACCCATATCTTCCATCTGACCAGCCAAAGACTCTTTCACTCCTGCCATACCGTAAAATGCAGGAATAGCACCAACAAAAGGAACTGCCTTTTTAACGGGGCCGGGTATCTTCTTATAGGTGTTCTGTATGAAGTCGAGAGTGCTTTGATAATTCTTAACTCTATCGGCTTCTTGCTGTGCAGCTTTAGCCGCCTTAACCTCTGTACGTGCTTCTTGTAGTTTTAAGTTAGCTTCGGCTACCTCTGTAGCCTTTGCGCCGCGCTGGATAGTCAAGTCGTCCGCACGATTGCCTGTTTCTTGTGCCGCTAATCGGGCTTGCTCTGTTGCTTGTGCAGTCTTTGCTGCGCGAAACTCTTCGCCCTGTGCAATTTGTTCTGGGGTTGCTTGTGTAGGTTGAACCGGTGCTTGCGACGGAGTTGCCATCGCATCAACTTCGGGGTACTGTGCATTGAACTCTGGAGATAAGTCTAAGCGAAGGGCTTCGCCTAATCCTTTTGCATCTGTGGCACCGACGGCATCTGCCATCATCTTTTCATAAGCTACTAAGATTTCGCCACGTTGCTGTAAACCGCTGATATCTTCTACATCAGTATAGTATCCAGTCATAACTTTGTCAAGTAAACTTTCACCACTACCTTTATGGCTGATGATTTCACTTGCAAGATCGGGGCGACCTAGCTGATTGGCAATAGCAGACGCTGTAATACGACGAAGGTCGGTATATCCAGATGGCTTAGTTAGCAGCCGATCTTGTACGTCTTGTGGAATCTTCGGAAAGACGTGCTTTTTGAGGGCTGCACTAATCTTTCCTGTCGTCATGTCTGGAAAGAGTTCACCTGTAGGGCCAGCAGCATCGAAACGACGATTTAAAATCTCACGAAGAACCGGTCCCGCCGGTTTATCTGGACCCTTTGCTTTGCGACCACCGCCCGTAGCTACTTCTGGATCACGAGCAACGCCAGCCTCCCTATCGTAAAACGGACGAACTGGTTTTGTACGTGTAGCAAGCGCACGAGTTGTACGCATGTTAGATAGGTCTTCTCCACGATAACCCAACAAAGATGCCATTACTGCATCGCGTGTAATAGGGTCAGGAATGTCACCAATGCCCTGTAAGACCGATTGAAGTACTTCAGCAGGTATAGCACCCTTTGCAAGCTTACGGGTGCCTTTAGAGGCTCCTGTGCGCGATAGCTTTAGTTCTAGTACGTTATTTGAGGCTGTTTTGAATGGGCGGACGATATTCTTGCGAACATCCTCACTGATACCACTTCCGGGGGATTTAGATTGTGCTTCAAAGTCAGAAAAGGACGAACCTAAATCGATTCCGCCCTTCTCAAGCTTTGCAATGTTGTTACTGATACCAGTTGTATTACGAGCCGGACCTACGACTTCACGTGAAAATGTCTTCTCGAACTTTCCGTAGAAACTTTTTGTTTCATCGAGTTCTGAAAGAATTGGCTCACTAGGCACACCGTCATTGTACATCTTTGCAATGAACGCATCACCAACAGTTTGATTACCGGAATCAACTCGTGCTCGTACTTCCTCTAAGGAAGGAATGTCACCGTCGGGAAACAAAGCCCGTTGCACATTAAGAAACGCATCGACAACGGTTTTTTCTTGTTTGGTTAGTTCAGCCATAGGTTAGTATCCAAATACTTCGTCTTGAACCTTGTAGACGTGGTTCTTGATTGCGCCTAGTTGTTGGTGTATAGATGCGTAGCCACTCATACGTGTCATTACCATGTAACGAAGAGCATCGTAGGCGTGGTCTTCTGCTTTCGTGTCCACGTCTTCGCTGTTAGTTTTTGAAAGGGGAATGCCTGCAAGTTGTTTTACTGTGTGTTGGCACGTAGAAAATATACGTAAACGGGGTTCCTGAGAGTACGGATCATCCGCAAGTCTCCGATGAACTTCCATCTTTCCTTGAATGCGGTTTCGATCTGAAGGAGTCCAACGAACGCCCTGTCTCATCATAACTTCCGCAATAGACGGCCCAAAGCCTGTCTTATTCCAGCAGGAAGAATCGAGTACGGTATAGTGAGGTAATGGGTCAAGCTCTTCTGCTTCTAATATTTTATCGGCTAATTGCTCGGCTGTCAAGTGCTTTGCATACAATTCACGATAAACCCAAATATTATTATCCCAATCAATAGCACCCCAAAGAACGCACGACGGCGACGCATAGCCGTAGTCGGCGGCACGTATACGGGGCCAGTTTGTTGGAAGTTCATAAGGTTCGACCACATGTCTCGCTCGTGTAAATTCAGGGAAGGCCGCTCCCTCTGCCACATCCCAATCCCCTTCGAGACCAGCAGGCCACACAAACGGCTTCATAGTATCTATGTCGTATGCGGGGAAGGCGATATTCTCTGTGCGAGAATCGATGTACATCTTCTTTACCCACCAGCCACCGACACCGCCGGGGTTGGCTGTACAACGCATGTATAGATGTTTCTGTAATTCGGGATCGGTAGAGCGTAAGCGGGAACGTAGATAATCCCAGACGTACGGTGTTGGGTATTGGGTTATTTCGTCGATACCTATCCAGTTGAACGCCTGTCCTTGAAAACGGGTAACGTCCTTGTCTCTGTCTAGGTACGTAAACCAAATCGTGGCACCAGAGGGAAAAACCCACGTTGATTTTGATTCGCGGAACTTGGCTCCGGGAAACGCCTTCGTATAGAGTTGGCGTGATTTGTCTATGAGTTCTGTTAGTTCATCGAGTGTGCGACGAAGAAGAAGTCCACGATGATTAGGGTTGTGACAATAGCGTAGGGGGTCAGCAAGTAGAGCAAACGATTTACCACCGCCAGCCGCTCCGCCATAGAG